CAAGTACCGGGACGCCCTTGTGGCGCTCGCTCCCGGGGACCCACAGGTTCCGCTGGCTCATGCCGCCGCCTCAGCCTCGAACGATATCTTCGAGTATTTCACGAAGATCATCAACGACGCCGTGGACTTTTCAAATAAGCCTCCCGAGGAACTGAAGCAGGCTGTCCATAGCATTCGTCGGGCAGTGGAGTCGGCGCAAAATGGAAGATAAAGTCTTACCCGAAATGGATTTCGGTGGGATTGATCAGAAAGAAACTTGGCGAGATGGAGTTATCAAGTTCTCCAAAGAAAACTACGGGTACGTCCCCAACTACCCCAAACCTCTAGACACAAACCCTTTCAATCTTATTGAAGGCAACGAAAACAAGTTGTATTAGTCCGAATAATGGACAATAACCCGTTACGGCGGATTGCCGTTAGGAGAAAGCAATGCCCACACAGAACCCCGTAGACCCCTGGCTACTTCAGGCTGATGGTACTATCGACCCCTTCGCCTCAACCATTGATTTCGGCATGACCACCCGGGATGAAATCGATCCCGACCTGCTCGATGATGAGCCAACCCCGCTCAACCCCGAGGTGATAGGTAACCAGCCTCCGGCCCCGAGCGAGGAAGTAGACGAACCAGCGCCTGTTCTTGTGGCAGAACCAGAACCAGAAGGCCCGGAAATCTTTGAGGTTGAGGACGGAACTGTTACCCTCGAAAAAGAACGCGGCCAGTGGAAGGCTACTCTACTCAATAGCGTTGGCGGAAACCCCCAAATCTACTGGGGTAAGAATAAGAACGAGTTGCTTATCAACGCGATGAAAGCGCAACTCAACGCCACAGCCAAGATTCGGGAACTGAACAAGAAGGTGAAGCTCACGGCTGCTCCTCCGACACAGAGACCGGCTGACCCCACCCCGTCCGTGCGGAAACTAACCGCCGACGAAGTGTTCGAGATCAAGGCCCTGTGGGAATCCGATCCTGCCGCCGCGCTCGACATGCTGGTAAAGAGGCGCACGAACGTATCGCTCGAAGAGTTGGTAGGGAAAGCCCAACGTGGTGACCAAGCCAACATGAATCTGGAGACCGAGGCGACCAGCAAAGAGTTTCTGGCCCGGAACCCGGGGTACTACCCGGATTCAGAAAACAAGAATTTCCAGTCGCTGATTAAGTGGCTGGCCAAGTTTAAACTCGGCAAGACGGCCACAGAGGCTAACGCCGGTGATATTTTCACCGAACTCTGGCAGACCGGAAACTATACTGCCGAAAATCTTGAGGAAGCATTCGAGGACCTGACCGAAGACGGACTCATGGTCAAACCCCGGCTTCCCAAACCATCTCCGCCGGTAGAGGTAAACCAACAACCGGTACCTCAACCTGCGCCAGCGGCTCCAACTCCACGGATTGTGAAGACAGAGACGCGCCCGCGTGCGGCATTAGGAATAGGCAGAAGCGATGCTACAGCAACACCGCCTGCTGCTCCGAGTGCGCCCACAGACGAGGACTTAGATGATCTGTCCGACGAACAAATCAAGGCATTACTTGGTGGCGTTCGCAGACAGAGAGTCGCGGCCCGGCGCTCTAATTAACCAAACAAAGGAGTAACCATGAGTTACTCTCCTGCATCAATTGTGACTTCGGGCGCTCTGCCCAACCTTGTGGCTATCCACTATGAGCGCGAGGCAGTTCCTAACCTGAAGGCGCAAACTCCATTCCTCTCGATGACAAAACAACGTCCTCTGCCTCTACGGCAGGGTAACCAGATTCAGTTCTACACCTACGCGCTGCTTGCTGCCAACCTTAACCAGGCGGCAGAAGGCACTGTTGGATCGCCTATCAGCGAGTCCAGCACGAAGATCGTGGCAACCGTCGGACAGTACGCCGACTTCATCAACTCGTCTGACCTCGCGTTGGACGTGGCAATCGATGATCCCGGTTTGCTCCAGAATCTGGCAAACGAACTGAACTACCGGCTGGCCCTTACCCTGAACTCCCTTGTCCAGATCACTGCGGACTCGGCTGTCGCGGTGGACTCGCTGGTCAACATCCAGCTTGCAAACGGCTCGTATCTGACGGCGAACAATCTTCGCTCGGCAGTACAATCGCTGGTAAGCGTAAACGCACGGCCTCTCGTGAACAACAGCTACGGTGGCGTAATCCACCCGAACGTGGTTCGCGACGTTCTCAACGATACGTCTTTCAATGGTCTGACCGACATTGTGAAGCGTGACCCCGAGATGGCGAAGATGCTGTACGAACTGCCGAAGAACGACGACGTGATTAAGTTCGCGGGTGTCACTTTCAAGCAGACCTCGACGGCACCGACGGTAACTATAAGTGGTAACACGTACTACAACACTTATATTTTCGGGGACGATGCTATTTTCTCGGTCTTCCTCGGAAAAAACCCGGAAGATGGCAGCAAAAATTATAAGCTGTTTATACAAAGTGCTCCTGAGCAGGGAAGCGTAAGTGATCCGGCCCGTCAAATCGGCGGATGGGTTTCTTACAACGTTCGGTATTGATTTGGGTACCTTTAGCGAGTAATTGCTATCGAAAACTAGGCTAATTCGGGGAACATCTCTTTGAGACAATCCCGAGCGAAGCCCGAGAAATCGGGAACGTGTAGAGACTATATACCTAGCCCCCGTTAGGGGTGATGAGATAGTCCGAACTTACGGGCGACCGTAAGAGACCGGCAGAAATGATTGGTCCCGTCCGAATAACGGACGAGTAACAAAATTGACGAACACTCTGCGTCCGGGCAGCACAATGACCCTAAGACGTTTGCAATCAGAGACATCCAGCAGCTAGGGATTCTCTAAAAATAATTCGATAATCCGCAACTATTTCCACGAAACTGTGTTATAATGGTTGTGGATTCGAATTCATAGGTGAGGGGCGGCTCTGACCGGTCGCCCCAAAACCTCATGGTCAGATGAGGGCGAGATGGAAGATTTAACTGGAGTAACGTTCAATGATTTGACCGCAGAGACTTTTCTCGGTGGTCGCGACGGATACACCAATGTCTGGACTTGGCGTTGTGTATGCGGAAAAGAAATAAACTTACCCGCAAGCAAAGTGAAGAGCGGGAATAGGAAAAGCTGTGGGTGCCGAAAGAATCGGGGCAAAGAGTCCAAAAAGATTTGTAAACACTGCGGAGAACTGAGCTACAGAAAGAACCGGCACGGCAACTTCGCCTCGGTATGCCAAAAGTGTTACAACAAGCAATGCAACAGTTTCAAGACGCGCAACCCAAAGAAATTTATGGTTCAATGCGCTAAGGTTCGAGCGAAAAAAGCCGGGGTCCCGTTTTCTATAACGGATGAAGACTTCGAGATTCCCGAGTTCTGTCCTATCCTCGGAATCAAACTTGAGTCCGGAACGAAGAAATACCACGACGCTTCTCCTAGTCTTGATCGGGTTATTCCGGAGTTGGGATACGTACCCGGCAATATTGTGGTTATGTCTTTTAGAGCCAATAGAATAAAAGGAGACGCTTCCGTGGAAGAACTGGAAACCGTGCTCACTTGGCTGAAGGACCGCATAGCGTCTCAAAAAATCAACTGGGGAAAGCCCGGCGACTCAACAGAAGTTGAGGGCGTTGTCTGGCGGGCCTCATGAAAACGATCATAGCCGGTGGACGGAATATAACAGATTACAGGCTAGTTGAGTCAGCCATTCGCAACTCCGGGTTTACGATCTCAGAGGTCGTTTGCGGAGGGGCAAAAGGAGTGGATTCTATTGGCGAAGAGTGGGCTTTGATTTACGGTTTACCCGTTGTCAAGTTCCCCGCTGACTGGAACAAATACGGTCTTTCCGCCGGTCCCCGCAGAAACAGACAGATGGCCGAATACGCCGAGGCGTTGGTCGCGGTTTGGGATGGGAAGAGCCCCGGAACGAAGAACATGATTGATGTTGCCCGGGAACTTGGCCTAACGGTTTATGTGGAGGCCGCATGAGCGAATACGAAGAGTGCCGCACCTACCCCGCAAGCAAAGACCACCCCATCTGGGGACGCAGGAAAGGCGACCGGTTTCACCCTTGGTTCGTCCCGAGTCTGGAAGCCAATTGGATCGGGTACCCGCTGAGTGAATGCGGGCCCAATGTGAGCCCGGACGGGTCGGTC